GGCGAGATTATCAGTCGGACAGCCCTAGCTTGAGAAGAAAAACCAAGAGCAGAAAAGAATACAGAAACAAGGACGGTAAGTTTTTTGAGAAGCAAGAGGATTTTCGAAAGAAACTTACCTACCTTACCATACTAGATAATAAGAGGAAGTTCGGAAAGGACTTCAAACATCAAAATCGTAACGATAGGATATAGTGATATGCATGTAGACGATCATTCAGAAAATGAACTTTTGGTTTCGCTAATCATGGCAGACACAGATGTTACAAGAGCGAAGGCAGTTAGGGAAGCTTACTCAATAGATCCCGCCGATGCTCCAACCCTTGACGAGCTTCCCTGAAATTATGAACAAACAAACGTACTTATCTGGCGGTTACCCGCAGGGATCATCAAAATATCGTATGGCTTTAAAGAAATTTGGGCCTATTCCTGCTCCGGTAGCGCCTGTTGTTGAGAAAAAGGCAGAAGTCGAGCCCGTATCTACGAAGAAATCAACAAAAAAAGTAGCTAAAAAGAAGTCTCAGGACTGAAAACAACTATTTTTACTCTTTTATTTGGAGAGGCAACTCAGTATTTGAGATAAATGCCTCTCTATTTTTATGCCAAGAGTCTCTGCCCGCTAATTCTCCTAAAGAATGGTGTACAATCCTTACATCTATGGCTTTATTAGTAAATCCTTCTAGGAAAGCTTTACTTGTATAGTGAATATCGTAAAAATCCCACTTGCCTTCGAAGTATTTCGGCTTCTCTAGCCCAATTTGGCTTATTGTTCTGGCTCTAGCGGCTAAAAACAAACCATCGAGCACAACTACATCCCCAGGAAAGCCGTAAAGGGTGTCTACTGGGTGTATTTGGTCTGGATGAACGTGAAAAACTCTACCTCGATGCTTTCCTGCTCTCCATTTTTCCCGATCCCACCATACAGCATCTTTTCCTAGATCAGTAGTTCCCGCTGGACCGACAAAACCTACATCAGTGGACTCTGTTTCTTGTATAAGTTTATCTACAAAGTCTTCTTTTGGTTCATGAATCTCAATATCGTCATGACAGAAGATGAATAAGTCTTCAGGTTCTGGTTCTGCCTTTTTAAACGCTGTTTCATATGCAGAAAATATGGATCCTTGATTACACATCAAGAACACACGAATACCTAAATTAGAAAAAAAGCTTATTGTCGCGTGTGTTATAGGAGAAATATCTTCTCTTGATCTAGTACATATTACGGCGTTTACATTCATATACTATAATATATTATATTGCGGAATTTTTTATGGAAAAAGAAAAATTATTAGAAGAATTTAGGCGATGTGCAGAGGACCCAGTGTACTTCATATCAAGGTATATTAAGGTTACTCACCCAGTTCGAGGTCTTGTACCTTTTAAGCTCTATCCGTTCCAGGAGAGAATTCTTGGAGACCTACAGGAACACCGATTCAATATTCTTCGTAAGTTTCGTCAGGCAGGATGCACTACCATCGCTGCTGGATGGTCTTTGTGGACTATCATATTTCAGAAGCACAAGTCTGTTGTTATCCTTTCCAAGGGTGATGCTGAGTCTACGGAGGTTCTGGACAGAATCAAGCTCATGTATGACGAGCTACCAGAGTTCTTGAAGCCAGGGATTGTAGAAGATAACAAGCACACGCTCAAGCTCAAGACTAACTCTGTAATTAAATCGAGACCTTCTGGCAAACAGTCGGGTCGATCACTTGCTGGATCCCTACTGATTATTGATGAGGCTGCATTCATTGAAAATATTGATACTATTTGGGCTGCTGTTTATCCGATTATCTCTACAGGTGGTCGTGCTTTCGTGCTTTCTACTGTCAACGGTATCGGTAACTGGTATCATGAAGTTTATCAAAAAGCCTTGGATGGAGAAAACTCCTTCCATCCCATAGATATTCGTTGGCAAGAGCACCCAGAATATAACTTCACACCGGGGTATGAGCATCTGTATGAGCAGATGGCTGAGAAAGACCTTGATATTCACAAGTGGGAAGAGACCACAAAAGCCAACATGCCTACGAAGCAGTGGCTACAGGAGTATGAGTGCAGCTTCCTGGGTACGGGTGACACTTACATTGAGGGTGAGATCCTAAAAGATGTGGCCCAGCAAACGAGCGAGGAGTATTACACAAAGCACAACAACCGTATGCGTGTGTGGCAAGACCCTCAACCACATTACAATTACTTGATTGCCTGTGATACATCCCTTGGTAGAGACCGGGATTACTCTGCTTTTCACATAATAAACATGTATAACGGCCAGCAGGTAGCGGAGTTCTACTCTAATAGAACAGCAATAAATGATTTTGCTCAAATATTAGCTAACGAAGGTATGCTATATAATACAGCTCACATTATTTGTGAGCGAAACACGATAGGAAACAACTTGATCGACTGGCTCTATAATGTCTATGAGTACGAAAACTTGTGGGCAGACGAGAAAGGAGAGATAGGGTTTCAGATCACAGCGAAAAACAGAGAGAGTATCCTAGCTGAGTTGGAGGAAGCAGTCAGAACAGACTTGATAAAAATTAACTCTACTAGGACCTGTGACGAGCTTTTCACGTTTATCATTGGTGAGAACGGTAAAGTTCAGGCAGAAAAAGGGTATCATGATGATCTTGTCATGAGTCTGGCTCTCTCTGTTCACGCCTATAAAAACTTACTAGATACTACGCCTATGGAACTTATGGGTACGAGGCCGATCCCAGGGGAGGCACCTCTTCCAGTGACTAATTCTTATGTGGCTAATATCAAGACCGCTCACGGCGCTCTAAGCAAGGAAGACTACAGATGGTTGATAAAATAGAAGAGAATAACGAAGAGCCTGTTAACGAAAGCGGGTATACAAACTTTGGTGGGTCTGCGGGGCGCTCAGGAACTTACTATACTCCTACAGGCCCCATAGGTAGGTTTTTTGCAAAGTTCTTTGCTACAAAGGCCCAGCCAGCAGTACAGAAGGCATTAGATCAAGGACAGCCTACCGCACTAACTGGAGATACAATTAAGGCTACAGGGGTGCTAAAAGATACTCCGGGTGTTGACAGCCCAGCCATTGGAGGTGTAATTAGAAATCCAGTAGTCCCCCAAAATGAACTAAACAGAAAGAAAAGATACAAAGAATACGAAGAGATGGATGAGTATCCTGAGATTGGTTCGGCTTTTGATATTTATGCTGATGATACCACTCAAAAGGGTGCGAAGGGAGAGCGATGGACAGTTGATTCGGAAAATACGCTAGTTGTTAATGAAGTAGAGAACTTTTTTTCTGATATAAAATTAGATAAGATCTTGTGGGATATTGCCAGAAACACAGTCAAGTATGGTGATTGTTTTATTGAGATGATTGTTAATGTAAAGAAGCCTGAAGAGGGTATTAAAAAATTAAAAGTTCTTAATCCTAATTATCTCCTTCGTGTGGAAAATGAGTTTGGCTACCTAAAAAAGTTTCTTCAAGAGATCCCTTCTTCCGATGTAAATGAAGTTCTCTACAACGGTACTGGGGAGCAGCGTCCAGTAAAGTATATCGAGCTAGACAAGCATCAAATCGTACACTTCCGGCTTCATACTTCGGATCCTGTATTCTATCCCTATGGTAAATCTATCGCAGCGTTATGCCATAGAATCTTCCGCTCGTTGAAAATGATGGAAGATGCTATGATGATCTATCGCCTTTCCCGCGCTCCTGAGCGGCGTATATTCTATATTGATACAGGTAACCTGCCTACAAGCAAGGCCGAGATGTTCATTGAGCGTATCAAACAAAAGTTCAAAAAAGAGAAATTCTATCAAGGATCTACATCACAAGTAAATGCTAGGTACAACCCCATGTCTCTTGACGAAGACTTCTTTGTGGCTACCAAAAATGGAAGAGGAACCAAGATTGAAACGCTTCCAGGTGCCACTAACCTCGGAGAGATTGAGGATGTTAGATATTACAGAGATAAGCTTCTAGCGGCTCTTAAGATCCCAAAAGATTATCTTGTAGAGAAAGATAAGTCCCCAGAAAGAAAAGCTAACCTATCTCAACTTGACGTAAAGTTTGCTCGAACTATTCAAAGAGTTCAGGTAGACATAGAAAGTGGTCTTGAGAATTTAGCTAGGAGACACTTACAGCTTAAAGGCTTCCCCGCTAGTTTAATTAAGAAGCTTAGAATTAAACTTCCTGAACCCTCGGACATGTCTGCTAAGAGAAAGCTGGATCTAGATGAGCAAAAGATTAGAGTTATTCAAGCGGCACAAGGACTTAATCTTCTTCCTAAAAAGCAGCTTTACATGGAATATTTTGATATGACAGAAGAGCAAGCGAATAGGATAATAGAAGAAAAGAAAAAAGAAGATATCGAGAACGCAGAAATGCAAGCAGATCTAAACCCTGAAGGAACGCCTGAAGCGCAAACTCCATCACCTTCGACGGCTAATGAAAGCACGGAGAGTCCTGTAGAATTTATGCTTAACCGCACGATGGACGAGCAAGCAAAAGAAGTAATGGGTAGAATTGTACAAAAACAAAAGCAAAAAGCTGAAGAGCTATTAGAAAGCTAATCTATATAACTAAAACGGAGATAATAAAATGTTTTCAAGATTATTTGAAGAGAGAGACAAGACAATTACCCACCTTGTAAAACTAGGTGACTGCATCGGCAGGTCAATCCGAGAGAATGTTATGCTTTTCAGCATGGACGGAAATAATGAGCAAGTAACTTACCTTACCGAGAGTGGTAAAGTTATTACGGGAATGTTTACTATTTCCGAAGAAGTTACTTTGAAAAACATCAAAATTCAAGACTCTTCGGTTTTTGATGATGAGGAAACATTCGATGGCTTTGTAAATGAAAAGATGCACTCATTTATTGAAAATATTCATTATTCTGAGTACGGGTCTGCCGATGACAGCTTTTCGGACATTCTTACTCTTTGGGAAAATAGACTAAAGCTTTCCGGGGTGCAAAAAAGACTTCATGAGCAGTGCGCTAAATTAGCCGAAACTGAGAAGATCATTGACTCAGTAGAGTTTAAAAATCTTCTTGAGGTTGTTCCCCAGCTAAGTTCATTTTTATCAGAAAACATAGAAAAAATTATTCAAGTTCCTGAGGTAAGAAACGCTGTGAATTTGTCTAACGCAGTTTCACAAGCTTTTAATTTTCCTAGGCTAACTCTTGAAGATTTACAGGAGGAAGGAGAATACAGCTTGAAGAGAGGTGTCAATGAGTCCATTTATGAGATGGTTTGCCGTCAAGAACTCATAAAGAAAGAAATCATAGAATCTAAAAGAAATTTTGAAATGGTTTGGGCTAGCTCTCCTGCCATAAAGACTCTAGCTAGCATGGTGTTTGAAGACGCAGAAACCACGGTAGGCGCTTTAAGTGAAGCACTCGTTGAGGTTCCTTATCTAGCCCTGGCATCCAAAAAGAGTCTATATGAAACTTTTTCTAACTGCTTGGCTTCTGTAGATGGGGCGTTGGGAGTTACAGATAAGGATATTCAAGAGTTCGCCTCTAGAATCTTTGAATATAAAAAAGACGTAAAAGAAGTTTTTGTAAACAACATAAATGAAAAGTATGGGATTAATATTCAAAATCTGCAAGATCCTGCTTCATTTAAAAGCCTAGCAAACACTCAAGTTGTCATCTTTGAAGCTTTGTCCAGATTATCTCCAAAGGGCAGTGTTCTTAAGAGAACTTTGTCGGAGATGGCACACAACTTAAAAGGAAAGCACGGCGTTGAGTGTATTGATGTCAATGACTTCCTTCTTGAGATGTTTGTCTCCGCTGGTTATGACTGCATTTTAGAAGAAGGTACTAAAGAAAAGTTGGATTTTAAACGAATCACGGGACAGCTTTCAGATATAAAAAACTTGGTAAATAATATTCAGGAGCAGCTTTCTGAAAAAGATGCAAATTACTCTAGCGACGAAAACCTAGAAGATGTTGAAGAAGCCGCCGATCCAAAAGAGGAAAAGGTTACAGACAAAGACATAGAAAAGAAGGCAGAACACAAAAGTAAAGTAGATTCTATCGAAGCTGAGGCGGCTTCAGACGATGCTGAAGAAGTTAAATCTCAGGAAGAGGCACAAAAACCTTCTACAAACGAAGAACCAAAAACCGAGCAAGAAGCCATAGACGATTTGTCTGAGTTTGATAAAGTGATTGATGATCTAGTAAAGGGTATGGGTTGACGCTTGATAAAAGTAATATTATTGAAACATAGCACTAAATAAGTTTAGAGGAGTGTTATGGCAGAGTTATCATCATTAGTATTTGTAGACGTAGATGAGTTAGGGAGACCTACGGGTTTAATTGCTTCTAACGAAGAAGACACTATATCTTCTAGTGTCTTACCTTCGGCTGTAAATGATGCAGTTAGTTCGGTAGCTCAACTAGAGCCTTTAGTTCCGATTGCTCCCATTTTGTCGGCGTTACCTGATGATTTTAATGCTCTTAGCGGAGACGTAAATAGCCTTAGTGGTGATGTTTCTGCTTTCCAAGAAGATATTGACAACCTGTCTTCGCTTGTTCCTATTGCTCCTATTTTATCGGCGTTACCCGATGATTTCAATACTCTTAGCGCAGATGTAAGCAGCCTTAGCAGCGATGTTAGCGATTTCCAAGGTCAAATTGATTCCGTTTCCGCCTTAACTGGGCCAGGAGTTGTAGACAATCTATTAGGACTAAGCTCCGATATTACTGACCTCAGTGGTGATGTAAGTAGCCTAAGCGGTGACGTAACTGGATTTACTAATGTTAGCTCTGTAGTATATCAAAACTCCTCAACGTGGAATGATGCTTCCGCTGTTTCAGGTTTTGATGGTGTAAGTGCCATAGTATATCAAAACTCCTCAACGTGGAATGATGCTTCCGCTGTTTCAGGTTTTGAAGATGTTAGTTCTGTAGTCTATCAGAATTCTTCGACTTGGAATGACGCCTCTGCTGTTTCAGGTTTTGATGGTGTAAGTGCCATAGTCTATCAAAACTCTGCGACATGGAATGATGCTTCCGCTGTTTCAGGTTTTGAGGATGTTAGCTCCGTGGTTTATCAAAACTCGTCAACGTGGAATGACGCCTCTGCTGTTTCAGGTTTTGAAGATGTTAGTTCTGTAGTCTATCAAAACTCGTCAACATGGAATGATGCCTCTGCTGTTTCAGGTTTTGAAGATGTTAGTTCTGTAGTCTATCAAAACTCTTCGACATGGAATGATGCTTCTGCGGTCTCAGGCTTTGAAGATGTTAGTTCGGTAGTCTATCAAAACTCGTCAACGTGGAATGATGCTTCTGCGGTCTCAGGCTTTGAAGATGTAAGTGCTATAGTTTCTGATGGGTCCAGTATGCTTTCTAGTCTTTCCGGGTTGATGCCTGGGGCTAATGGCGGGCCAGATGTATACATTTACAGTGCGCTAAATAACATAGCTAAAAAATTCAGACTCATTGACGAAGACACAGGGTTTGATAAACTGGATCAGTCAGGTGTAGCTTTTCAGCTTTCGGGCGTTCAAGCAATAAGAAGCCCCAGAGGA